GATGTTTATGGTATTGCTGGTAAATTGACAGAGGTGACTGGCCCTACACAAGTTAGTAGGGCCAGCACCAAAATAGAAGGCAAGGTCGATGTCACCATTGAAATGGATGACACAATCGAAACATTAAAAGCGAGGGCAGGGATAACATTCGAGGACGGTACCAGAGTACAATGTACCGAGTTTAGTAAGTTGGTTATCGATACGTTTGTGTACGACCCAAGCACGGGAAAAGGAAAGCTTGGAATGAAAGCAACTATGGGTACAGTAAGATATGCTTCTGGTCTTATTGCCAAAAATAACAAAGAGGAAGTAAAAGTAAAAACCCCAACCGCTTCAATATCTGTTCGCGGCACCGATTTTTCAATGACAGTTGATGAGCTTGGCAGAAGTTTGGTTATTTTGCTGCCGTCTCAGCCACAATTTGGTCCACCCGTTGTTGGCTCCATAGTAGTTGATAATGGAATGGGCAGAGTAGTTTTGACAAAGGCATATCAGGCGACGTTTGTGGCGTCAACATCGGTCATGCCATCATCACCAACATTATTGAATTTTGACGATGAGACAAAAGTGAATAATATGTTGCTGATCGACACACCGAAGAGTGTGACTCAAGCCGCGAAAGAAGCAAAAAAAGCAACTGTATCAGCAACCAAGGAGGATGATGGTGGTACAAAAGACAAGAAATCACCCGCAAAAACAGAATCAAAATCCGAAAATAAGACTAGTAACACAAGCATCACTCAAGCGGAAACCCCCGCTGAAGAAACACACGTGGCATCTCAAGAACAACAACCAGAGACTACCACCGAAGTGGTAACTAAACTGGACATAAATAAATTAGATGCTTCTGTAAATGCATCTGTTATGGATGCACTTTCAAAACAACCCACTTCGACATCGGCACCTATCACGGCGGACATTCCGACAATATCAGTACCAACTTCCACCGTAAATAATGGATTTACTACAAATGGAACACATGCGATCTTATATATAACTAATAACAACAATGTAATATGGTACACAATGAAATTTGACGCAAATGCAACTTTCAACATAACAACCAAAGATGGCAGCAAGGAATATCCTCTGAACTTTGGTTCCAAATTAAAAGTCAATATCACACAAAAATGAAATCACATATACTAAAACTTTTTGGATTGGGGCTGTTGATACTATCGGCACTGGTTGTTTTGAGAATCAAAGACCCATATCCTATAGAAGTGTTGCGGCTCAAAGGATTGGATTATTATCAACGAAGTCAAGATAAAGTCAAAAGTGACAATATCGTGATTGTTGAAATTGACGAGAAAAGCCTTGATGAAAAAGGACAATGGCCGTGGCCAAGAAATGAATTGGCAGATGGCGTGAAGAAAGCGTTTGAGAATGAAGCAGCCACTGTTGTGTTTCCTATTATATTTGCAGAGAAAGATAGAATGGGTGGAGATTCTGCATTTGTTGAGATGCTGGGAAAAGCACCTGTAATCACCGCACAATCTGCGGCGATAAAAGGCAAAGGTTCTCCCGTACCAAGAGGCTTGGCAACAATCGGCGGCAACGCAGATGGATGGTTGTATGATTATCCAAACGCAATCGGTCCAGTAAAAGAGATTGGTGAGTCATCTGCTGGCGTGGGCATGCTTCTTACAGCACCAGAACTTGACGGTGTGGTAAGAAGATTGCCGCTAATCATACAAGTAAACAAAGAAACATATCCTACTATGCCACTTGAGATACTTCGTGTGTTTGGCGGTGAACAAAGCTTTCAAGCCAAGATAAACGAAGCAGGTATACAAGCGGTCAGAGTCAAAGGTTCTAACCCTATCAATACAGATAGCAATGGCAGAGTATGGGTAAATTATAAATACAAGTTTGATACTTTGTCATATGCAGACAAAGATTGGAGCAAGCTGAAAGGAAAGATTGCTGTGATTGCGCCAACAGCAGAAGGCTTGGCAAATACCGTAGCAACGCCTGTAGGGATATCATATGGGCACGAGTTAAGTATGCAGACGTTGCAAATGCTAGTAGACGGAAACAGATTAGAGCGTAAAGCAGAATTTGATCTGTATGAATTAGCAAGTGGAGCAACCTTTGGACTATTGCTTATTGTAGCCGCAGCATACTTTGGTTATGTCTACAACGGAATACTTGTATCTGTGCTGTTATGCCTTCCTTATGCCATCGGGTTTTACTTGTTCAACAACAAAGGATATCTCGTTGACTATACTTGGCCGACACTTGCTCTGTTTCTTCCTTGGGTAGGAGCAATATTCATGAGGTTTGTAATGGAGTTCAAACTCAAGCAGCAGATTAAGAAACAGTTTGGTACATATCTATCTCCTGCACTGGTAGAAAAGCTGCAAAAAAATCCTGGGTTATTAAAACTTGGCGGAGATGAACGAGAACTATCTATCATGTTCACAGATGTTCGTGGCTTTACTTCTATATCAGAGCACTATGGCAAGAATGTTCAAGGTCTAACAATGATAATGAACAGATACATGACGGCTATGACTCAGGCAATCTTGGACAATGATGGTACATTGGACAAATACATCGGAGATGCTCAAATGGCATTTTGGAATGCACCGCTCGATGATCCTAATCATGCCAAGAATGCTGTGAAAACGGCATTGCAAATGCTAAAGAGGTTGGATGCATTCAATGAAGAAATATCTAAAGAAGGGGTTCCAGCATTTGGAATGGGATTGGGAATTAACACTGGGGATGTTGTTGTTGGGAATATGGGTTCTACTCAGCGTTTCGACTATACTTGCCTTGGTGACCATGTTAATCTCGCTTCACGGTTAGAAGGTCAAAGCAAACCATATGGTGTGCGAATCATCATCGGGCCAAGAACACACGATCATGTGAGAAAAGATTATCAGTGCTTTGAATTGGATTGTATTGCAGTCAAAGGAAAGAAAGAGGGCGTCAGAATATACACGCTGCTTGAAAACAAGTTAAGTGAATCCGCATATGGTATAATCATATCTGGTCATTATGCATTCTTAAACGACTATAGGATGCAAAGATGGGACAATGCAATATCGCACGCCAAAGAATTAATGTACCAAAACAAAGAGTTAAAGAAATACTATGAGATGATGATTGAAAGAATAGGGGAACTTCGTACTCAAAATCTTGACAAAGATTGGGACGGTGTTTACAGAGCAACTAGCAAGTAATTTTACTTATTATAACAAATAATTATTGTATATGAAAAAACTAATCATACCTATAGTTCTATCGCTACTATTAACATCTTGTGCAAACTCACAAGGAGATGTATTTGGTCGCAAGGCCGATACTGGTGCCCTCGTTGGAGGGATGGTCGGAGCAATGATTGGAGCACATAATGGAAATGTTGCCAAAGGTGCGCTGATTGGCGCTGGTACTGGTCTGCTAGCAGGAGCCGTGGCTGATGCAAACGATGCAAGAACAGAAACAAAGAAGGAAGTTGTAGTCGTAAATAGTGAACCACCACGTGCTGCACAATCACAAACAGAAGTTGTTGTTGTCGAGCGTCCAGTGATAATAGAAGAGCGTGTTTGGGCAGGACCAGACCTTTGGATATACTCTTATCATGGATACCGTGATCGATGGGGGCATGTTCATTATAGAACACATGTTCCTTTTCATCGCAGACCGGGATGGGGTAGACGCTAAAAAGATCAAAAAAGTGTTTGACTTTTGATTTTTTTCTATCCATAGTAGTATTTATTAACAAATGAACAGCTATTCACACAAATCGCTAAATACAAGTAACTCCAAGTGGGGTCGCTGCTTTATTGCGCAACCTACACTTGGAGCCGCTGAAGGCGATACAAGAAAGGGTGTGGCTTAAGATAGGAAAAAATTAATTTCCCCATCATTAAAGCCCCACCCGTAAAAAAGGTGGGGTTTTTCTTTTGGGACTAAAGAAACTCTTGACAAAATAAAAAAAGTCTGTATAGTAGTTCAATAATCAATTTACAGTTTAGAGGTTTTTAACAAGTTTTTGCACCGTAGCAAAAAGGAAACGACAAAGGATAACGGCGCTATTGGCCCAACACCCGATGGAACGAAGAGTTAAATCTCTGGTTTGAAAAGTGTAAGTTCTTTTATAAAGATGAGAAGATAGCTCAATAAGATTCGTAACCAATCGATTTGAGAGCTATCTTCTTTGTTCCGATATATATACAACCTCCACGTGGTTCGGAATGGGGCAAATTTTTGCGCAAATAGTATATTAAACTACTTATTATAGTATATTTATCTAGACATATGTCAGACGAAAAAAACTTAATAAGAGAATTTTTAACTGGGGGATGGATTGTGGCTGCGATTGGAGGATTAGGGATGCTCGCTCGCAGTTTATTAGACGGCATAGAAAGAAGCCATCTTGAACATTTTAAACGCATAGTTGCAGCGTCAATATGTGCAACGATTGCTTGGTTTATTCTTGAACAAGTTGAAGTTAGTAGCTTGACAAAAGCAATAAGTTATGGTGTAGTAGGTGTATTTAGTCCCGAAATTTTACAAGGTGTTACAGCGTTGGCAAAGAAATTTGCCAAGAAGCCGCAAGATCTTGTTAAAAAATAATTTTGCGTCGGTAGCTCAATGGTAGAGTCTCTGATTTCCAATCAGACTGTTGCAGGTTCGAATCCTGTCCGGCGCACCAATTGTTATGACACATGAATATTCACACTATAGGAGATAGTCACTCCAAGTATGGTTGGAATAAAATAGATGATGTAATGGTCCATCACATTGGACCCAAATTGTGCTATTCAATCGGTAGAGATAAACCGATAATGGTACATGGTTCTCTTCCATTGGAACCTGATGGATATTCTGTTCCACCGTGGAAGCAGATAGTAAAAGATGACATGGTTATATTTTGTTTTGGTGAGATAGATTGCAGATGTCATATTGGAAAATATGTGATTACAAGTGGAAGTAGTCATATAACTGGCAGTGCCAGTACTCAATTTGTTGAAAAAACACACAAAGATGTTATAGACGAAATAGTCGAACCTTATTTTCAAGCATTGAAATTGAATGAACAAGCAATGTCTGGAATAAAGATTGTTGTATACAATGTTCCGCCTCCGTGCAAACAATATGAACAACATCCGATGGAAACATTTCCATTTGTTGGAACGAACGATGAGCGTAAAACTTATCATGAGTATTTTAATTCCGCGTTAAGTAAAAAATGCAAAGAATATGGCTATGCATTCTTCAATGTGTATGACAGATATAAGGACGATGAAGGGTTTATTGAAAAAAATTTTTCAGATGGCGGTGTGCATATAATCGATCCAATTTATATGAAAGATGAATTGGAAAGAGTAAAAAAATTTTTTGGTGTCGTCGCGTAGCGGCAATCGCAGGAGACTGTAAATCTCCCGACCTAACGGTCTACATTGGTTCGAGTCCAATCGGCACCACCATTTTATTGGGATATTGCATAGTGGTAGTGCCTGAGTCTTTGAAACTCGTGGTCATGGTTCGATTCCATGTGTCCCAGCCAATTTTAAATGCCGCGTGACATAGCTGGTTGTAATGACCTGTCTGCAAAACAGAGAGGATTGGTTCGATTCCAATACGTGGCTCCAATTTACGCAGAATTAGTTTAGTGGTAGAATGGGAACTTGCCAAGTTCTAGACGAGAGTTCGATTCTCTCATTCTGCACCAATTTACGCCGTGTAAACATAGATAGCGATGTGATAGTCTTGTAAACTATATAGAAGGGTGCATGTCCCTTACACGGCTCCATTTATGGAGGTTTGGTGAAGCTGGTGCTCACGGGTGTCTGAAGAACACTAGAAGATAGTTCGATTCTATCAGCCTCCACCATTTTATTGGCTAGTAGCTCAGTGGCAGTAGCAGCGCACTGTTAATGCGCATGTCGTAGGTTCGATCCCTACCTAGCCAGCCATTTTACAAATTATTCTTGTATAACGAAATAAGATTTTCATCCAAGTGTAAACTTTTAATATCGTTTTCCGTCATTTCGTACTTGGTATAAGTTTCATTGAGTGTATCTTTTATCAGTTTAAGATGCTCTGGTAAAAGTTTATTTTCTTTTAGAACATTTTTTCGTATGTCTTTTTCATATGAAAATCCAGCAGAGTCTGCAACAAAGGAAAGCCAATTTGGCTTGTCTATAGACACAACTATTAATTTTGAAGGGTCGTTTTTAAAAAAATCTAAAACATGTTGGTGGTGATCTTTTCTTTTATTTATCCATTGAAAATTATATTGAGCCGAAGGTGGCCATGCCGCCGCTTCTTTTTTCCATGTCAAGTATTGACGATTGACATGCTTGTTCCAACTTAGTATCCAACTGTGAAGATTTCTGGTATTCAATATGAATAATGAATTTTCATATTTACTGTACAATTTTGTAAACTCATATGGAAAATCCCGACGAGTGCGACCATCAAAAAATGAATCATATTCATCCAGATTCCATTCTCTTGAATGTTGAGATTTAACACCTAGTTCCAGAAACATGGTGTGCATTGAAATTGTCCCAGTCTTACCCATTCCGATCTGAAAAATTTTTTCGTATTTCATGTATATGTATATATATACGCCGCATGGGGATTGTGATGTAATAGTAGCATATTAGACTGTGAATCTAAGTGAGACGGAGCATAACCGTCCATTCCCACCATTTTAT